TGGTGGTCTATTTGTTTCCAGTATACACATGGGCGAGTCAAAAAGAAACACAAATTCTAAAAACACGCCAGAGGAATTAAACTATCATAAATGTATTCACGGTAAAGACTGGTGGACCAACAAACTGTCAGAGCATTTTAAACTGATAGATTTTCCGTTTAATGAGTCTAACAGAGGGCATCCTGCTCATCATCAAGACTTATTTGCTTGCGTGAAGAAATGATTGTAGCCTCTTGCCCTCTGCGCATTTCTCTTGTAGGTGGGTCTACAGACCACCCACACTTTATTGATAAGTATGGTCGTGGTGCAGTAATTAGTTTTCCCTCTTCGCTTCGCACTTATATCACCATTCACCAAGATGTGTTTGGCATCAACACTATTGATGAGAATTACAATATAAGTTATTCGAAAAGAGAAACTGTCAAAAGCATTGCAGATATCCAGAACGAGATGGTTCGCCATTGCTTTGAGTATCTAAATGTAGATAAGATTAACTGTAGTCTTGTGTCAGATATCTACTCGGTTGGTTCGGGATTAGCGGCATCGTCTTCTTATCTACAAGCCTTGATTAAAGCAGTATATGTTTGGCGCGGTGAGAACATCACAGAATTCGAAGTCTGTAAGATTGCTGAGACGATTGAGCGCAAATTTAATCCTCTAGTTGGTCAGCAAGATTTCTACGGCAGTATGGGTGGGCTAAAGCGCATCAATTTCTTTAAGAACGCAGACCCAGAAATCAAATATCTGAACACTAGAATCTTTAGTGAGATGGATATCCATCTACTATATACAGGTGTGCTTCGAAACTCGACCAAGGTTCTTGAGAGTTTAGACATTGATAAATCTGTTCCTTTGTTCAAGGATGTAGAAAACCTCGAGAAAGCAATTAATCGTTGCGACATAGGATGGTTCAATTCTGTGATGCAAGACTCTTGGGAAAAGAAGAAGCAACTCAGCCCATTGATATGCGAGAATGAGATTTTAGTTGACTTGGATAATAGATTACGGTATGATGATAGAGTCTTATCGCATAAACTATGTGGTGCTGGCAATGGCGGCTACTTTTTGATGTTCTCTCATAAAAATTCTTGCCTTGAAAAAGAATATGAGCGTTGTCATAAAATTAGCATTTCTGAAACTGGATTGAAATTTATAAACTTAACAAATGAATTTACAAGAACTTAAAAATTGTATAGACGCAATCGACCCAATCGATCTTGAGCATCTTAAGACTGTTATTCGTGACAATGACCACATTATCCTTTTGGGTAATGGTGGCAGTAATGCAATTACGGGTCATATTGCTCAAGACTATACCAAAGTACTCGGCAAACAAGCAATTTGTTTCTGTGATTCTTCGCGCCTGACATGCTATGCCAACGACTATGGCTGGGAGCATGCGTACACGAAGTTTCTAAAACATTTTGTTCAGCCAAAGTCTCTGGTCATTCTCATCTCCTCGTCTGGCAACTCGCAAAATATTCTAAATGCTGCTGAGTTTTGCGCTGGTAAATATCCGATGGTGACATTGTCTGGATTTGATCCTAACAATAAACTGCGCGCAGAATATCAACATGATTCTGAGTTGCACTTCTATGTACCTAGCAGAGATTATGGCATTGTTGAATGCGTCCACGGAATTATCCTGCACTCTGTTATATGATTTTCGGAAAATATACCGAGTTAAAGAAACAGGGTCTTAAGGTTGGGATCACATTTTCGCAGTTTGACCTTTTGCATGCTGGTCATGTGGCTATGCTTGCTGAAGCCAAACAACACTGCGATTATCTAATCTGTGGATTACAGAACAATGCCAACGCAGATCGCCCAGAGAAAAATCCTCCAATCCAATCTATTGTAGAACGACAGATTGCTCTGAGTGCTGTTCGTTTTGTAGATGAGATTATTGTCTACAACACCGAAAAAGATGTAGAAGATATTCTACTCACATTGCCAGTCGATGTTCGCATTCTTGGTGTAGAGTATATGGAGAAGGAGTTTACTGGTCGCGCAATCTGTGAGAAGCGTGGAATTCAACTGGTCTTTAATAGTAGAGACCACAGTTTCAGTTCCAGCAGTTTACGCAAAAGAGTCCACGAAGCCGAAAGGGAACGCACATGAAAGCCTGTATCGCATCATACTTTATGCCGAATATCGACCCAAAAACTGTAGAACTACAGAGAAAGGTTGTTGAAAAGTTTAATCCACTTAAACTACAGCATCTTGTTATTAAGGGTGAGATTCCTCACGGCATGTTTATGGATTATGTCTGGTCATTAAATGGACAGTCTGTATCCACTCTAAAAATTGAGAAGCAACTAGACTTTGATGCTGTGCTATTTCTTGATATCGATTGTCTACCAGTTAGCGCAAACGCAATTGAGTTTTATCTGACAAAGGCACTAGAAGGTAAATTGATTGGTAATGCGCAACGGTCTGGGCATATTCAAAACAACAATCATCTATTCGCGGCGCCATCTGCTCTTGCTTTGAGCGCAGCCAATTTTGACAAAATTGGTCGACCATCGGCAATGGAAACTTCTCGTGGTGATGTTGCAGAAGAATACACTTATGCCGCTGAAGCGAATAAAATTGCAGTTGACTTTGTGCCTCCAGTCAGGTATGATAGAGATGTATACCGATATGATTGGGAACAAGACCGTAGACCATATTGGACATTAGAAAATGAATTACCGAATTATGGTCTTGGAACGACCTACGGCGATTCGGTGATGGGAGATCTATTCTGGCACAACTTCCAGATCAGAGTAGATGGTCAACAAGAACAGTTCTGGAAAAAGTGTGAGGAATTATTAAATGGCTAATCGCAGTGATTTTTTTGATGCTAAACTTCCGCGCCAATTTAAGCGTATGTTAGCAATGGCTGAGGCTAATGGCTGGTTGAAGGATTCGCATGAGCGTGGTGAATTAAAGCGTGGGTTTATCAACGCACACGCTAAACATGTTGGATTTAAAATTAAGCGCCAATCTATGGAAACTACCAGCAGCGAAGAATGATGCATTCGCTCAAGGAACTATATGACTTGATGGCTGCTAAAGAAATAGAAGTCAAAGAGTTTGCGGGCTGGTATCTTAAAGTTGGTAAAGATACTTGGACTATGGTGCATGACATTTTTTATAGAAATGGATCACCACAAAGTCTAAAAGAAAAAGGTCTATTTGACAATTACAAAAGGAAGAAACAAAATGTCGAACATCAAAGCACTCAAACTCGTAAATGGCGAGGAATTAATTGTAGAAATCGAAGAGAATCTTGAGACTGCTTCTACAATCACATTCACTAATCCAGTTGCTTGCGTTCTTCAGCGCGGCAAAGATGGCGCACCTGTTCTTGGCTTTATGCCATGGATGCAAGCAAGCAATCCTCCATTCACAATCAGCAAGAATCATATTCTTGTCATGTCAGAAGTTGCTGATGAAGTGAGAAACGGGTATAATCAGATATTCGGCACAGGAATTGTTGTGCCTCCCAAGCAATTAATCACGGGATAATATGTCCGACTTCTACACTAATATCTCCGTCTCTGGGAAGTATATACTTTTCAGAGGCGTGGAGAATGACAAGCGTGTTCGTCGTAAAATCGAATATCGCCCAACATTTCACCTTCTTAGCCAAGAGCAAACTAATGTAAAGACTCTGAGCGGTGAGTCTGTTAAACCAATCCAACCAGGAACTATTCCTGATTGTCGTGAATTTCTAGAGAGGTATGAGAGTGTCGATAATTTCCCTATTTTTGGCAATAATCGTTTTGAGTATGCTTATATTGCCGATACTTATCCTGACGATATTCTGTGGGATGTTAATAAAATTAGCATCGCTTATATTGACATCGAGGTCGGATCTGAAAATGGATTCCCAGAACCTAACGACGCCAACGAGTCAATCACAGCCATCACTATTAAACTCAAGGGTAATTATTTTGTGTTTGGTTGCGGTGATTATGTCAAGCATCGTGACGATGTGCACTATGCGCACTGCCGAGATGAATCAGATCTACTACGAAGATTCATCGACTTCTGGTGTAGATTCCACCCCGATGTAGTTACTGGTTGGAATATCGAGTTCTTTGATATTCCATATCTGGTCAATCGCATCACCAAACTCTTTGGTGATGATGAAGCCAAGAAGTTATCGCCTTGGAATAAACTGCGCCCATACAAAACTGTTAAGTTTAACAGAGAATTAAACTCTTACAGCATCGATGGTGTGGCTGTTCTTGATTACATTGAACTGTATCGAAAGTTTACATACTCCCAGCAAGAGTCTTATCGACTAGACCACATTGCGCATATCGAGGTTGGAGAAAAGAAAGTCGATTATTCTCAGTTTGAAAGCCTACATCAACTTTACAAACACGACTATCAGAAGTTTATTGAGTACAATATCAAGGATGTTGAACTAGTCGAAAAACTTGAAGACAAGATGAAACTTCTTGAGTTGGCGTTGACTCTTGCTTACGACAACAAAGTTAATTACGAAGATGTGTTCACTCAGGTTCGCATGTGGGACGCAATCGTCTACAACTATCTCAAGAAGAAAAATATTGTTATTCCTCAAATGAAACGAGGAGAAAAGAAGTCTGCCTATGAAGGCGCATATGTGAAAGATCCTATTCTTGGTATGCACCAGTGGGTTGCTTCATTTGACTTAAACAGTCTGTATCCGCATTTGATTATGCAGTATAACATCTCGATGGAAACTCTTCTAGAGCCAGCGAAGTATACGGATGAGATGAAGCAGTTTATTGCCACCAAGAAAATTAATGTTGATACGCTCTTGAGTCAGCAGATAGACACCAGAGAACTAAAAGACTTTAATGTTGGGATTACACCAAACGGTCAGATGTTCAGTAACAAAGAGCAGGGTGTGATGCCCGAGATTATGGACACGATGTACAAAGACCGTACTCGTTACAAAAAACTTGCCATTGAAGCCAAGAAGAAAATAGAAACAGTTCTTGAGGATAAGAATCAAGTCGAGTATCTTGAGAAGCAAGTTGCTCGATACAACAATCTGCAGTTGGCAAAGAAAGTCACTCTAAATTCTGCTTACGGTGCGCTGGGCAATCAATACTTCCGCTTCTTTGATATTCGTATCGCCGAGGGCATTACTACAGCGGGTCAGTTGTCCATTCGTTGGATTGAGCAGAAGATTAACAAGTATATGAATTTGCTGTTGAAGTCTGGTAATGAGGATTATGTCATTGCTTCTGACACTGATTCGATTTATCTGAATATGGGTCCGCTGATTGAGAAACTTTATAATGACACTTCTGACACAAAGAAGGTCATCAAGTTTATGAATAAAGTTTGCGAAGAAAAGATCCAGCCGCATATTGATGCTTCGTATCAAGAACTAGCAGATTATGTCAATGCGCATTCACAGCGTATGGAAATGAAGCGTGAGTCTTTGGCTGACAAAGCCATCTGGGTCGCTAAGAAGAATTATATTCTGAATGTCTATGACAGCGAAGGTGTTGCATACGCAAAACCAAAACTGAAGATGATGGGTATTTCTGCGATTAGATCTTCAACTCCTTCCGCCTGTCGCGTTAAGATTAAGGAAGCAATCGACATCATCATCAATAAATCGCAGGATGACTTGCATGTGTTTATTGAGAAGTTTCGCAAGGAGTTTAAGACGCTGCCTATTGAAGATATTGCGTTTCCTCGTAGCGTGAATGGTCTAAAGGAATATTCAGATGAGAACAACATCTATCTGAAAGGCACACCGATTCATGTGAAGGGTGCACTAGTTTATAATCACTTGCTGAAGAAGATGAACCTGACTAAACGATACCAGTTAATCAAAGAAGGCGAGAAGATTAAGTTTATCTATCTCAAACAACCTAATCCGTACAATAACAATACTCTTGCATTTTTATCTGGTTTGCCGAAACAGTTAGAGGCTGAGCAGTACATTGATTATGATCTTCAGTTCGAGAAGTCATTTCTTGAGCCTTTGGATATCATTCTTTCTACGATAAATTGGCACACTGAAAAAATCGACACACTAGATTGCTTTTTCGTGTAAAATACTATACAATACATATATCGTCAACAAGGAGACCGCTAATGAGCCTGTTAGATAAACTCAAGAAAAATACAACTATCAAGGATACTGCTATTCTTGCGAAGTCAATCTTCTTTGAAGAAAAGGATATGGTGCAGACCAGCATTCCTGCTGTTAACATTGCCCTTTCTGGTTCAATTGACGGTGGTTTTACTCCTGGTCTCACAATGTGGGCTGGTCCGTCAAAGCACTTCAAGACTGCGTTCAGTTTGATTATGGCGAAAGCCTATCAGGACAAGTATCCTGATGCTGTTGTTCTTTTCTATGACTCCGAGTTTGGTACTCCGCAGTCTTACTTCCAAAACTTCGGGATTGATAAAGAGCGCGTGATTCACACTCCAATCACCGATGTCGAGCAACTGAAGTTTGATATCATGGCTCAGTTGAGTCAGATCGAGCGTGGCGAGCGCGTCATGATTCTCATTGATTCGATTGGTAATCTTGCTTCGAAGAAAGAAGTCGAGGATGCTCTTGACCAAAAGTCTGTTGGTGATATGACTCGAGCGAAGCAGATTAAGTCGCTGTTCCGTATGGTCACGCCGCATCTCACGATGAAGGATATCCCGATGGTTGTTGTCAACCACACCTATATGGAAATCGGCATGTTTCCTAAAGCGATCGTTGGTGGTGGCACAGGCTCATACTATTCTGCAGATAACATCTTTATCCTTGGTCGTCAACAAGAAAAGGATGGCGCAGATTTAATTGGATACAACTATATCATCAATGTCGAAAAGTCTCGTTATGTTCGCGAGAAGTCGAAAGTTCCTGTGACTGTTCGATTTGATGGCGGTATCTCAAAGTACAGCGGTCTCCTAGAGATGGCTCTAGAATCTGGTCATGTAACCAAGCCGAAGAATGGCTGGTACGCAAAGGTCAACACCCAAACTGGTGAAGTTGAAGGTAAGAACTGGCGTGAATCCGAGACCGAGTGCGAAGAGTTCTGGGATTCTATTCTCGGAAATGTGACATTCAAGGATTGGATTCGTGAAAACTACTCCTTCGGTTCGGCTGTAACTGCACCCGAGGACGAAGATGTTTAACGAACTACTAGCGAAAATCCAGTTCTGGAGAGCGAAGAACTTAAAGTTAGGCGAAGATTATGACTTCTTTTTAGATCTTTCTAATCACGAAGCACTTGCAATTAAAATCTTGAAGAAGTATCCTGGAGTCATCATTGAGTATACAAATATTCATATGTCTACCGATACAAATATGTCGTATGACTTGACTGTAATTGCAAATCCAAATCTTCACGATACTAATTCCAAGAAGTTTCAAGACTTTACTATGAAGATATTTCGTAGTATACTTCTAGGGTCCATTGAACATATTGAAAAGGATAAGAATGAAAACCGAAACACTGATACTGTCGAATCTGATTCGGAACGAAGCATTCATGAGGAAGTCGTTGCCGTTTCTGAAGAGCGAGTATCTGACCGAAAGCCACGAAAGAAAACTGTTCGAAGAAACAAAACAGTTCGTTCTGAAGTACAACAGTCTACCTCCGATAGCAGCGATTGAGATTGCTCTTAAAGAGTCAACCAAACTCACTGAAGTTGAATTAAATAAGTCACTTGAACTGCTAAAGGAGATAGCGGGTGACAAATCAGAACAACAACTGGGCTGGCTACTTGATACAACGGAAAAATTCTGTCAAGAAAAGGCGATTTACAATGCCATCATGGATTCCATTCAGATCTTGGATAACAAAGATCCAAACAGGGGCAAAGGAAGTATTCCTACTCTGCTTTCTGATGCTTTGGGGGTTAGTTTCGATCCTCACATTGGTCATGACTTTTTGGATAATTACGCTGATCGGTATGATTTCTATCATCGTATCGAGAAAAGAATCCCATTTGATCTTGAATACTTCAACAAAATCACTAAAGGCGGACTTCCGCAGAAAACCCTCAATATTGCTCTTGCAGGTACTGGTGTCGGTAAGTCTCTTTTCATGTGTCATGTGGCTGCTTCTTGCCTGACACAGAACTATAATGTTCTTTATATCACGCTAGAAATGGCTGAAGAAAAGATTGCAGAAAGAATCGATGCTAATCTGATGAATGTATCCATGGACGATCTCATGAACATGCCGAAAGACATGTATGAGAAGCGCATGGGTAAACTCAAGGAAAAGGTCAAGGGCAAGTTG